ATTTATTTTTTACTTCATTATAATTTAAAAAAAATTATAAAATTAAATAAAATTATTTTATAATAATAATATTTTTAAATTGTTATTGATTTGAATTTTTCAATTAGACACAGGAACAGGTCAAATTTAAGCTTAGCTATTAATACTTTAGTTTCCAGGATAGAAAGCATATATTTAGCAAGCTTAATTAACCACTTGAGTTTACCATGCGTAAATGATAAAGCAATTATTGGAACCATTAGGATCAAAAGCAGAAGATGGGAAATTACCGCAATCATAAGTAACATTATTTGCGAAGCATCTATCCCAAGGATATGTTTATTAGGATTAGCTAGGTGCAGCAATTTATTCTGAAGCAGTTTAGAGTGAGACAGGGTTTTAGGATTAGACAGGTTATGGTTAAGGTGAGCTATTAATAATATAATTTCCAGGACCGAAAGTATTTGATGAGCAAGAAAAGTCCTAATGTTGAGTTTACCATCCGTAAATGACAAAACAATTATTGGGACCATTAGGATTATAAGCAGAAGATGGGAAATTACCGCAATCATAAGTAACATTATTTGCGAAGCATCTATCCCAAGGATATGTTTATTAGGATTAGCTAGGTGCTGCACTTTAGTTTTAAGCAGGTTAGACTGAGTTGTTCACAGAAGGTTAGACTGAGTTGTTCACAGAAGGTTAGTTTAAATTGCTATCAGAGTTTTAAGATTAGACAGGTTATGGTAAAACTTAGCTAATAAGAATTTGGTTTCCAGGATAGAAAGAATTTGATGAGCAATCTGCTTAGTACTGTGTTGTTTACCATGCGTAAATGATATAACAATTATTCTCAATTTAAGGATTAAAAGCAGAATTTGGAAAATTACCGCAATCATAAGTAATATCATTTGCGAAGCATCTATCCCAAGGATATGTTTTTTAGGATGAGGCAGGTACAGCACTTTAGTTTTAGTCGGGTTAGTCTGAGTTTTAATCAGGGTTTTATGATTAAACAGGTGTAGCACTTCCGAATGGGGGATATGGTCCAAATGATTGTTAAGGTCCAAAGTTATTGCTTCCGAATGGTGGTTGTTAAGGTCCAAATGGTGGATAAGGTCCAAAGTTGTTGCTTCCAAATGGTGGGTAAGGTCCAAATGGTGGGTAAGGTCCAAAGTTGTTGTTTCCGAATGGTGGTTAAGGTCCAAATGGTGGATATGGGGAGTTTTATGGGCAAGGTACATTATTGCCAAAACTGTCAAGGCAAACTTGTATCTCATATGGACCAAAAATCTAAGAGGAATTATTTGGTCCGTAAAAACTTGATTGATTCCAATTGTTCAGTTGAGGATAGGTAGAATTATAGATTGTGCTATTTATTTGCTATATTAAGTTAGATTACATTTGAAAGTATAACTGATGATGGAGCTTCTGAGTCAAATTCGGTTTTCTAAATCAGTTTTTTCTTAGCGTGTTTCTTTTATTCACTTAAAGTGAAACAGAAAAGGATAGCGACTACAGATTTTTACATTAATAATTACATAGATTTGCAAAAAAATAAAATAATTTTGATTTACGATCTTATAAATGATTATTATAAATAAAATATTGTTTATCTAAAATAAATTTTATTTATAATTATAAACATTTCTTTTTTATAAATTAATAATAAATTTTTAAAAAGTTATAATCAACATCAACAATTTCAGGTGTTACTGTAAGAATACTGATTGGTTTAATAATCTTCTCTTTAACAAATTCTTTTTCAGCATCAGTTACCTCAAAACCTTGTTTTGGTTTTGCAGAAATAAAAACTTTACCAAAAATTGGTGGATCATTTTCTTCTCCACCCCAAACATTGACGGCTTCAAACTGTGGATATTTTTGTTGAATGAGTTTAATATAATCATTTTTTGTTACCGCACGATTCTGTGAAGTAAATTGTAATGGCGCAGCAAACTTAATTTGATCTACTGTTTCTCTTGGTGATCCACCAGAAGCCGCCAAGGTTGAATTAACAGTAAATGTCGAATAACCACTAACTGTAGAGGTTGCAATGAAACTATTAGCTTTGTTTGCTAAATCACCATTCGTGATCAAGTACTTTACTGAAACAATACCGCCATCAGGTATTTTTTTACCTAAAACATTATTACCAAAATAAATTTCGTATTTGTTGTTTTGGCCTTCTTGTATGTAAAATACTTCAGAGTTGGAAGCTACATCTAAAGCATCCGTGTTTAATGTATAAACTGTGGAAGTTAAATTTGCATTTGATTGCCTTACACTAACCTTGATTGTGGATGTATCAACATTAATATCTGGCAAAGTAAATATTTGTTTTGGATTGGAAGCCTCAACATGTGTAAAACTATATGTTGCTAATTGGCCTTCATAAATTTCCAAATTGGTGAATACAAAATTATTACTTGTTTTTGAAACTGTGGTATCTTCTAATGTAATAAAGTTGTACGATTTACTATCAATTAAATTTGAAAGGAAAACATAGCCTTCAGGTAATGTTACTGAACCTGGTGTTGAAGATAGTGAATTAATTGAAAAATTAATTTTAGCTAAAGGTGCCGATGCAGAACGTGGTGTATAACCAAATCGTTTAGCATGTGATACAACAGAGTTTCTCAAGATTGCGGAATCTAAAAAAGATTCATTTGCCAACATATTCAAATAATATGAATTGTAATGTGTATTATAGGCAAGAATGTCTAAAAGAACATTTAACCCTGCTCCTTCAAAATCATAATCAGAAAATTCGGATTGTTGTTTTAGAAAAGTTTTAAGATTAGTTTTGAGTGTATCAAAATCTAAATCGGTTACATTTAAACGGTCTGCCATTATCTGACTCTTTGTAGTAAGAATTGAATTGTTATTGGGTTAGTTAAATTGATAATAAAAAAATCCAACTTAATTGAATACCCGTTATTATCGAAATCTGGTACGGCTGTTACTTTGGACACACTAACACGAGGCTCAAAATTTTCTATTGTCTGTAAGATTTCTCTTTCCAATGTAATTGCTGTAATAGCATCTATATTTTCAAACAATAAAGCCCGAATGTTGGAACCATAATCTGGATTAAATGGTTTCTCATAGTGGTTTGTCAGTATAATATTTTTTAAAGAGTTAATAACCGCCTGTTCATCCAGATGTTTGTTTATGTCTTTTTTGACTGGATGAATATTGAAAGACAGGTCTAAGTCTTTAAATTGTCTAGTTGTTTGTGTGGTTACTGTAGCCATGAGTTATTTATCACGTATTTGCCAGGTTATTTTTAAGGAAGTCTGTACCAATGTAATTTTGTATTAAATAATTGTCCGTATTGCCAGAATTGTTAAATTGTGTAACAAAACGATAGTCATTTAATATCTGTCTTTGTTTTTTATAGAAATTCCAATCTGCGGTTCGTCTAGTCAACATTAAAGAATTGGCTTGTTCTAAAGTTGAAATAATACTGACCAAAGCTGAATTGGTTATATTACTTGTAACTCCGTTATAAGAATTTGTTAAACTTATGTACCCGTTACCTATATTCCAACTATTTGCAGTCAATTCAGTATTCACAAAGATACTTGTAAAACAACCTAAAACCGCATTGGTGTTTTGTGCTGACTCAGTTGAATATAGTAGTCTTGTCAATTCACTACCTTGTGCCATTGCCATTTGGTAATTTGGTATATTTGGAGTGTCCGTTAAAGACGCTGTATTAATAGCCATTGTTCCAAGACGGGACATGTTATCAGTATGAGATTTAAAATCTAATATTTGTATCAACAAACTATTTGCAGTATTGGCCAAATTTCTGGCTTGAATTGAAGTGTTTGGAAAAGTATTCGCAACATCGTTATTACAAAAAGTTATAATTAAATTTGTATTGGAGGTTATACTTGTGCAAACACTCTGTACGGGATTTTTAAAATAGTTACTTGGTGCAATTGTACCATTGGCAATTTCCTGAGTTTGCCATTGAACTACATTTGAAGGAGATACATTCAAACTGTTTTTTGCTTCTGGACTTAGATAATGAGCGCCACCAAATTTGGTCGTATCAAAATCAAAGCTCAATCTTGCGTATATTGTATTGGCCATAATTATTGTATTGGTACTGGTGTTGTTGAACTGCCATGTGGCGTACCATGCTGATGACCGTTATATAATTGTCGAATCAATTCCATTGATCCTCTAGAATCTGTTACTTCAGCAAATCCAAAAATAATTGGTGCGGTTACTTCCACAGTTGTTGTAATTATACCAGGTGGTACAGGACTTTCTGAAGTAAATCCTGAATTAATACCACCTAAAGTTTGAATTCCAAAATAAGAAAACAATTGTTTTCCGGCCACAATGTTATCACCAGAATGTATACTACTTGCAGCTGTTAGTAAACCATTAACTGTAACGTCACCATTTAAATTTATTCCATCTGCCGCATTAATTGTTACTGTACCTGATGCACCGCCTGCCGCTAAGTCTAAATCTCCACCCGCAAAAATAGAAGCGCTACCTTTAACTTTGGTTGATAAATTTCCATTAACTTTTGTGTAAGCATCACCATCGATTCTTACATCAGCATCACCTTGAACATGAAGTACAGAATCTCCTTCAATTACTATGTTGCATACACCTTTAATTAACACATGATTGTTTTTTGCAACAATTTGATAAC